AAAGTTGAAGGTGAAAAATCATTGGGCTCATGGCATACGCATCATGCCCTGTTTATTGATGATTCGGGGGACTTTCATCCCGCCGACCAGGTTGAATGGCTGGACGAAAGCGCCGGGGGAAAGGACGACTGGATCAACGTTGATGATCGGTTACCATATAAAGACGGAGATAGTAGCATCCCCTGTTTAGTAGTTGACACGGACTACGGAACAATGGTAAGGCCATTCAACGAAGCTCACGTTTGTTGGGACCAGGAAGATGGAGACGATTATTATACCAATGCAAAGGGTGGTAAGATAACCCACTGGCGACCATTACCCGAACCGCCGAAAGAAAAATAAAACACACAAATAACAATATGGATAAGAAAGAATTTAGAACTATCAAAGTATGCGCCGGTTTGGGAGATTCCATCTGGCTGATGCAAAAGCTAATGAACCAAAAAGAAAAGTTTCATTTTCAGATTCCCGATAGCAGCCCACAACGAGGCAAGCCACTGTTTGACCTGCTACCACAGGTGACCGCATCTGCTGAGTATGTGCCGGGCCTTAACTATAAAAAACTTGCGCGGGAGAATATTCAGGGGCGAAAAAAACGGTGGATGGATATTAATGAGAAAACCATGTATCTAACCGCAAACCAGCACCTGGAATCAGGCCAGCGGATTGAGCAGTTTCTACCAGATCTACCAACGAGTTACAAACTAAATTACATGACCACCGAAGCCGATCATTTAACAGCGACCGAAATCCTGAACGATGAGCAGCGAGCCTACATAGGCATCTACCCGTCTGCATACAGTAACGCCCGCAACGCAGGCGGCTGGGATGCGGCCAACTGGTTCAAGTTGATAAAGATGCTGTACAAGGGAAAAGATATATGCTTTGTGATTGTCGGGGCGCCCTATGACGTAGGCATCACGGAGGCGTTAACTGCCGAAATGGAGCAGTATAATATTCCATTCATCAATACCACCGGCCAGCCTTTAGGCGTCGTAATCGAGCTCTTAAAGCGCTTCAGCTACTTTGTAGGCTTCCCGTCGGGGTTATCGATAATTAACGAAACGCTGGGTAAAGATGGCGTGATGTTCTACCAGGTTAAAGACAGGGGGATAATCAATATGTGGGCGGAACCGGGAAGGATTGAGAATGGAAATATAAAGGAGTGTCTCTTTTGCGATCCGGAAAAGATTTACGATTGGATAAAATCGGAGTATAAATTATTCAACCGAATATGAAAACATTCAAACATAATGGAAAAATCGGCGATGTTTTGTTCTCCCTACCCACCATCCGCGAACTCGGTGGCGGCATTCTCTACCTACCCGAACAAACGCCCGATGGCTGTAACGGGCTTTACAGTTCATTAAAAGACCTGTTATTGCAGCAGCCATATATTAAGGAGGTGCGGGAGTATCCGTCAGGTTTGCCTTATATGGAGCTGGCACCCGAAATCCATATTGATTATGATCTCGATCGGGCGCGGATGCAACCCCTGAAAGGAGTGATCCATATTGTGAAGCGGTATATGGATGCGTTCGGGGTAAACTATCCGAACTGGAAAGAGCCGTGGTTGCAGGTGGAGCAGAAGCCATATGAATGGACGACATGGAACATCCCGGACGAATACGTAATTATCAACTATACCGGCCGCCACATCATCAATGATCAACTAAAGATCAAAAGCAGCGTGAACTGGAAGGAAGTTGTAAAGTCGATAAAAAAGCCCGCATTTTTTGTTGGTCATAAAGATGAATACCGTAATTTCGTTAATCACTTCGCGGGCATTCCTTTTCTTCAGACTGACAATATTCTTCAGGTCGCACTTCTAATCAAAGGCGCACATTCAATCTATTGCAATCAATCGTCGGTACTTTCAATTGCTCAGGGCCTTGGTAAGCAATACTATTTGGATGTGAAGCCGTATAAGACAAATTGCCTTATGTATACAAGCAATGAACATTTACTATGAAAGAAAAGATAATTCAGATTCTGCAAGACGCAGAAGCCCCTTTAGATAGGTGTAATGCTATTGTCGATAATGACAATACTTATTCGAAAATTGCAGATGAAATCATAAAACTCTTTGAGAAATGAAATTCGAATCCCACGGCCGCAAGTACGAGATTGATCAATACGGAGTAATTGTTCAAACCGATCACCGGCCATTTACCTATGATGCCAGTTATTCGGCTATCTACGACAACCCGGAATACACCAGGCAGAGCGAATTGCTACAGGCAATGCGTTACGGGTTCGTGTGTGCGGCGCATGGCAAGTATATAAACTCTATCGAGGATGTAGGCTACGGCAATGCGGCATTTATAAACTTCGTGAAACAGCATGTGCCTTATGTTTACGGTCATGATATAACCGGCGTTCCGCTTGATGGTGCTTACCAGATGCCGGAAATAGTTAAGGCAGATGTAATCTGCATGTGGGATGTGCTTGAACATTTCCCATCCGTTGAGTTTGTTCGTGAGCTACCATGTGAGACACTTTGTGTTTCGCTGCCTTATTGCCATTTTATAACACATGGTAGAGATTGGTTTGACAATGAATACAAGCATCGCAAGCCTGACGAGCATATTCGGCATTTCAATGTGTGGTCGTTATCAGCGCTCATGGCATCGTTAGGATGGCAAGAAATAGCGCGAAGTGGTCACGAAGACATTGTACGTAAGTCGGCGCATGGCTTGCAGAATATTTTGACGATGGCGTTTAAAAGGAAATAACATGCACCCCATCCACTTCCCTGGCGCCAAAGAAATGTACAAACCGGAAACAATGACCGACGAGCAATGTTACAGCTTATGGGCGCATCAAAATGATTATAAGTACACCGGTGAAGATGGCAAGGAGTATAACGGCAGGGTATGGACGGAGGTATGGCAGCCGAGTAAAGAAGACATAGAGGCGATAAACGCAGGCCGGCCGATCATCTTGCAAATTCACTCGCAGGGACTGCCACCGGTTGCGTTGTTTACGCTGGATGAAAACGATAAACCGAATAACGATTAAAATATGAAACTAACTTTCACAGTCGAAACCGGCACGCCTGACAGTAATGGCGATATTGTTAATCTTGATGGCGTTAATATTCCGGATAAAGTTACAATAGTCGAAAACTTTGACCGAACAAAGCCGGTAAGCATGGCGGTTGTAGTAAGGGAAGGCAATAGCCTGAAGGCTACTGCTGAAATACCTGATCGGCTATTAGATAAATACCCCGCAATTGGGTTTTCTGTAAAGAAATACCACGCAGAAGGGGCGGCCAAAGTGTTTGATGAAATCGATCTGCAATGTGTAGGGCTGTGTACAAAAGAAAATCCGAATCCTGACATTAAAACGGTTAGGGGCCAAGCGGTTAACCAAATCGTTTATTTGTATTGGAAGAATGGCAAGATTGAGATTCATAGCAAAAATGATCGGTGGCCAGTAAGCGATGATGATTTATTCATGTGGTCATATAAATCAAGAGAAGAAAATGCTGACTGGGTTTATAAAGACGGCGAATGGGTATATGTCGGTAAGTTAGCGGACGAGTCACATGTATGTCAGTCTTGCGGATCGAGAAATTGTATATGTTAAAACCGGCCCGGATGGGCGATGAAATAAAGATGGACACAAAGGAGGTTCTCAATACATGCGAAGAACTCAAGCAAAGATTAACCAGCATCATAGTCGAATACCAGGGAAAGCTAAGCGAAGTCGATTTGAGAGTTGATTTACAAACAACTTTTACAGAAACAAGATATGGCGCGGTTAAGAAATTTGCGGTTGATGTTAAAGCTGTAATTGAAGCATCATGAACATGTCGATAGTCATCCCCCTCGGCATTGGCTCCCGGCATAACAACTTGGAACTGCGTTACTGCCTCCGTTCAATCGAAAAGTATCTGACCGGATACAGCGATGTATTTATAGTGGGAGATCTTCCTGACTGGCTGAGAAATGTTATTCATATCCCATGCCCGGATTACGGCGACAAGACCTACGACAAAGAGCGCAACATCTACACAAAGATCATGGCCGCCTGCGCAGATGAACGGGTAACTGACGACTTCCTATTCATGAATGATGACCATTATCTGCTACAGGATTATGAGGCGGGGAAGTTTCCGTTTTACTGTCATGGGTGGCTGCGTCATCATATGACCGTGACGGATTATAAGCATACAGTAACCAATACAATGAGAGCATTCGAGGATTCAATGCCATACTTTGATATTCATTGTCCTATCCGTTACAATAAGTTCAAATTTGAAGCCGCAATGTCGCAACTGGACTGGTCAAAGCCGTTCGGCTATTGCATAAAGACGGTTTATGGCAATGCCAGTATGGGGGTAGACGCTATCAGTTACCCCGACCTTAAAATAAAAGATGGCTACTCAGCCGCAAAAATCCTCGAACTGATCGCTGATAGATCCTGGTTCTCAATCGGTGACGGCGCATTTGATGGCGATATAAGATATGTCTTGCAGGCTCTCTACCCCCATAAATCCAAATACGAATGATAACCAACGACCAAATCATCCAATTGCTGGGCAGCGGATACACGGTGAAAGAAATAGCCGACATGCTCAATATGAAAAAATGCACAGTTGACAAACGAATCAAAACAATGAAAAGAAAGCAGGATTGCAAGACCGTCACCCACCTGGTGGTGAAGTGGCTAGGCCTTGCCCTGCAACCGTAAATGTTCAAAGAACCATTCTCGCATATTTACCGGGTCCGGGGAAAGGCGGGGCGCATTAGACGCTTGCGGCGAAAGCGTGCTTATGATATGTTCGCGTCGGGGTGGCTACGGGTAGTGAAGAAAACACAATTTAAAAATGCTGTGCCGTTTGGGGCGTGGCGAAAACAGGGATACGATGATACGAGTTAATGAGTTACGAATGGATAATTATATACTGTTCAAAAAATTTGGAGAAGGCGAAGGAAAGATAGGCCAAATGAAGGCGGGCGATTTTGGCCGGGTTAAATGTGATGATCCAGAAAATAGCGAATATCACCCCATTCCCCTCACTCCCGAATGGCTGAAAAGGTGCGGGTTCGAGAAAGATAATTTTGCACAGATTAAAGAAGACGGAGGTTTTGATGTACGAGAAAAGTGGGTAAGCGCTGATAAGGAAGTGGAGTTATTTTTAGTAGTATTGGCCGGGAAATATATGACAGGCGATAATCCTTGTTATGGCAGAAAAATGAAGGGCTTTCACAGGTATCAGCCTATAGTATCGATTCACCAACTCCAAAACCTTTACTTTGCCCTGACGGGTGATGAACTAAATATTGATTTATGATTGATTATAAAGAATTGCTCATAAAATACATTGCCCACATCATTGACTGCGAGGGGATAGATTATACAACCAAATTCGACAGCCCAGGGCATACCGTTGATCTTACAGATGAAGAAAAGGCGGAACTTGAAAACCTTGCGGCAGAAGCCAGAACAAAATATAACTCATGAGTACATTCCATTTTGATGACGCATTCAGAGAAGCAATTAATGAGTGGGCAAAGGAGCAAGTATTTGCCGCCACAAATTGGCGACCATTTCAAAGCAAGGAAGGCGAAAAGAAAGCGCAAGCCGATATTAATAGACCAAAAGTAATAGGCAGGCTTAACGCCGGTTTCAAAATCAGCCCAGGCCAGCCGATTAATACTTCAGTTTTTGAAGAAGCAATAATGGGTTAATAATGAAAATACTAGAATCGATTAAAGAAAAATATCAACTGACGACATCGGGTCAACAGATCGGCGAATCATTAATGCAAAATCAATTATTATTTAAGTCAGACATTCCAGGGTTTGAAAGAGTTCTTTTTATGGAGTGCGACTTTACCGGTAGGCCGCACCCGTATATTAACCTTTTCAATACAGGCAACAAGATGTGCGCTGCTGTAACACCCGAATATCTTAATGAGGCACCTTTTGATACCGTACTTAATCTCATAAACAACCGTTTCACATGAAACCACTTGCAAAACTAAAGTGGTACTAAATATAGTACCAAGTAAATAGAGATATTCAACCTAACTTTATTGTCCGAGAGGCACAAACGCCGACTCGGATTTTTTGTTTATGGCCGGGGGCAGACCAACAGAGTACAGGGAAGAATATGTTGAGCAGGTCGAAAAGCTCTGCAAGTTGGGACTTATAGACAAGGAGATTGCAGACTTCTTTGAGGTTGAGGAATCGACAATAAACAATTGGAAACTATCACATCCTGAGTTTTTGGAGGCCATAAAAAAGGGTAAGACACTTGCTGATGCGAATGTCGCCAACAGGTTATACCAAAGAGCTATGGGGTATACTCATGATGCGGTTAAGATATTCCCCACTGGTGGTGAAACAGAAGACAGTGAAGGCAACAAGGTAAAAGGACCATTACTAGTTCCATACCAGGAACATTATCCGCCTGATACAGTTGCGGCAATCTTTTGGTTAAAGAACCGGCAGCGCAAGAAGTGGCGTGACAAAGTAGAAACCGGTTTCACAGATGGCGATGGCAATGATGTACCAGTGACAATTTTCCAATTACCCAACAATGGCAGAAGTCAAACAGAGGATAATACGGCCACAGGAAGGGTATCAGATGAAAACATGCAGCAGTCCGGCTGATATTGTTTTTAGTGGTGGCGCGGCAGGTTTGGGTAAGACATTCACTTTGCTTTTAGAGTTCTTACGACATATAGATGTGCCATTATGGGGTGGTGTGATATTCAGACGAACAAGTGTGCAGATCAGGAATCAGGGCGGCCTTTGGGATACCAGCATGGAACTATATCCACACGCTGGCGGCAAACCGAAGGAAAGCGTTTTAGAATGGGATTTTAAACGCGGCCCTCGATTGAAATTCGCACACCTGGAGCATGAGAAGAACATCTACGACTGGCAGGGCTCACAAATACCATTTATAGGCTTTGATGAACTCACCCATTTCAGTAAGAAAATGTTCTTTTACTTATTGAGCCGTAATCGTTCAACCTGTGGTGTAAAGCCATACATGAGGGCTACCTGCAACCCTGACCCGGATAGCTGGGTAGCCGAAATTATATCGTGGTGGATCGATCCAGATACCGGTATGCCGATACCTGAGCGCGACGGGGTTGTGAGGTACTTTGCAGTTGATGGGGAGGATATGATATGGGGAGATACACCGGAAGAGGTAATTGAAAAGGCCTGGTACTTTCTGGCTGAAGCAATCGGCGATAGCGGAATAGATCCCAAAGAGTTTGTAAAGAGTTTCACTTTTATATCAGGCTCCATCTATGACAATAAGGAGCTTTTAAGGGTTAACCCGGCATATCTGGCGAACTTGTTAGCCCAAGATGAACAAACAAAGTTGCAGCTATTTAAAGGTTCATGGAAGGTAGTTATAAGTGATATTGAGATATACAACTACCATTCGTTCGCTGGTATGTTCAATAATTTGTACAGCGTAAGGACCGGCGAAAAGTACATAACGGCTGATATAGCTTTGAAGGGCAGCAATAAGTTCATTGTTGGTGTATGGGACGGCTTTGAGTTAATTGATCTGGTGATAATGGCAAGAAGTGATGGCAAGGAAGTGATTGAGGCAATAGCCGGTAAAGCGGTAGAGCACAAAGTACAGAATCACAATATTCACTATGACAATGATGGAGTAGGCGGGTTTGTGGATGGTTTCATAGTTGGCGCGCAGCCATTTCATAACGGGGGCGCTGCTATAGATGGAGAGAACTATAACAACCTTAAGACACAGTGTTATTATAAGTCAGGTGATCGGGCAAATAAAGGAGGTTATATTGTTTCAGAATATGTTGCCAATATGATGTATGATGATAAGATGACAGTAAGGCAACGGTTTATGTATGAACGCAGAGCTATAAAGAGGGATAAGGCCGATAAAGACGGGAAGCTCTGTATTATTCCAAAAGAGAAAATGAAGGCTATGTTAAACGGTGATTCTCCTGACTTGATGGATATGTTTATGATGCGGGAGCGGCCGGAATTAGGTTTTCAATTCAAGCCCGTGGCGGGATAATATGAATAAAGCACAACAATGGATAGCGAAGATATTGGGCATAAAAGCATCACCGCCGCCAGCCGGGGCGCTATCGCCGTTTAACGGGCCTGGCAGATTTGTTGAGGTTGGGGGGCAAATAACATGGATAAGCGATAAGCTATCGGCGTATGTGAAAGAAGGGTATCAAGCAAACGATATTGTATATGCTGCGGTGATGTTGGTGATGGATAAGATCAGGTGCGCACCGTGGAGTCTTTATAAAGTAGTTGACGAAAGTTCTTTGAAGAAATACCAGGGGATTATAAATAGCAAGTTCGATGCTAAGGACTGGGCAGAGGCCCGGCGGCTGCGTAAGAAAGCGCTGGAACCCATGACCTCGTTTAATACGCGCCTTGGCAAATTGAACGACCTATTGAAATGGCCCAACGAGGACGGTACTTGGAATGACCTGGTGGCCGATGGCGCCGGGTTTAAGATGATCACCGGCAATGAAATGATGTGGGCAAATATGCTCGATGCCGGCGCAAATCAAGGTGTCCCGCAGGAGTTAATCAACGCGCCCGCCCAGTACATGGCGCCGATTGCTACACTGGGATTTCCGAACCGCATTGTAGGTTGGCAATTGAACAACGGGTTCATGCGTCAGTTTAAGCGTGAAGAGATATTGCATCTGAAATTCTGGAACCCGGATTATGATAGTCGAGGGAGTGGGATATTGGGCATGTCACCGCTGAAGCCCGGAAGTAAAACGCTCACCCGTAACAATAGCGCAAAGAAAGCAGGAGCGGTACAACTTGACAATAATGGCACACCCGGCATTGCGTACATTGATGATCCAGTAGTGCCCGCCACCGGCAGAGAATCGCAAATAGCAGCTACTCGTCGGGCATGGGCCAATGAACATACAGGGGCCGAAATGTTCGGTAAGGTTGCGTTGAGCGGTTATAAATTCGGTTATGTGAGCGTAGGCAGTACTTTGAAAGATATGGACCTGTCTGGCATCGAGGCGCTGGATTTAAGACGAATATTCAACTTATGGGGCGTCCCATCGCAGTTAGGGAATGACCCGGACAATAAAACATACAACAGCCTGAAAGAGGCTGAGAAAGCTCTTACAACACGTGGCGCGCTTCCTCACTTAACGAGCAAACGCGACCACTTCAATAGGAAGCTGCAAACGGATTGGGGCTTCAAGGGAGTGAATGTATATGCGGACTTTGATATGTCAGTGTATACTGAGCTTCAGGAAGACCAAAAAGAGAAATGGGAATGGGTTAGTAAACTACCGGTTTCATCGGCATACAAACTCGAATTGATGGGACTGGATGTGCCGAATGATCCAAATATGCAGGTAATCTTAGTGGATGGCAATTTAGTGCCGCTCGCTGATGTGGTGAATAATTTAAGTGATGCTGATATGCAGCGGATCAATGATGATCTGAGCAAGGCAGGATTAAACGATTATTTGAGGGTTGCGAAATGAAAAATCATGGAACAATTTATAAAAGCATATTATGATCAGAAAATAGGATGGCGATTGTTCATGCCAGATGGTTCAGAATTGCCAGGGCAATGTAAGGCGCAGGTTACCGTTTACGACAATTGGCAAGACACCGGTGTTAAACCAGTGCCAACAGTAAGAATAGAAATGCCATGCGAGGTAATAAATGAATTACCGAAATGAAGCATATTGATCAGGATGGTATATGTGCGATGGCGCAAAACATTCATGATGCAGCCATCCAGTTAATAATAAATCAAGCCATCCCGGTATATACCAGGAAGAAACCGAATCCTAAAAGCGGAAAGCCGGATTGTCCTATAACGACAAGAGAGAAAGAGCATTTTCGGTATGTAATGAAGATGAAGCTGCAAGCCGCGAAAACAGATGAAGAACGGCAGAAGGTTATTGATCACTATAAAACTAAGTGGAGTGAGTAAGAATGAAATACGTTGTTGCAGTTGCGGTAAGAAGCTGGCTGAAGGCCAGATAAAAGACGGCAACATAAGTATTCAGTGTAAGTGCGGAGTGTTGAATGAGGTGACAGC